TTCATGCGTGAGTGGGTGTCTCTAATGGAGAGTGGATCAGGTGAGCGAGGTGTATTTAATCGTGAAGCATCGAAGAAACAGGCGGCTAAGAATGGCAGACGAAATGCAGACTACGAGTTCGGAACCAACCCATGTTCGGAGATCATACTTCGACCGAATCAGTTCTGTAATCTTACGGAAGTTGTCATACGTGCTAACGACACTCTGGAAGACCTTACAAGAAAAGTCCGTCTTGCAACTATACTTGGAACCATTCAGTCAACCTACACCCACTTTCCGTACTTGCGTAAAATGTGGACTGACAATACCTCAGAAGAACGATTGCTCGGTGTGTCACTCACGGGGATAATGGACAACCCGTTAATGACGCTGAAGAACGCAGGGCTAGATAAGACACTACAGCACCTTAAAGAAGTAGCAGTAGAAACAAATAAGGAGTGGGCTGATAAGTTAGGTATCCCAGTATCAACAGCTATAACTTGTGTTAAGCCATCAGGTACGGTTTCACAGGTTGTGGATTCTGCCAGTGGGATTCATGCAAGACACAGCCCATACTATATTCGTACAGTAAGAGGAGACAACAAAGACCCGCTAACACAGTTTATGATGGATCAAGGTATCCCTAATGAGCCTGACGTAATGAAGCCTGACGCTACAACAGTGTTTAGCTTTCCTATGCGGTCTCCTATGGGTGCAGTACACACAGCCGATACGACAGCTTTAGAACAGCTAGAGATGTGGTTGATGTATCAGAGACATTGGTGTGAACATAAGCCTAGTGTTACTATTAACGTCAAGTCAGAGGAGTGGTTTGCTGTAGGTGCATTTGTGTATGAACACTTTGATGAAATGTCAGGTGTATCATTCTTGCCCTTCAATGAGCATACATATCAACAGGCACCATATCAGGAGTGTGCAGCTACAGACTATCATATACTACTTGATCAGATGCCTAGAAGTATTGATTGGAATAAACTATCTGAGTATGAACAAGAGGACAACACTTCAGGTATGCAAACTATGGCCTGTACAGGAGATGTATGTGAGATGGTAGACATTGGATAACTCAGAATTAGTTAAGCCAAGTAGGTCACGTAGAAAGACTAAATACAAGGGTGCAGGTCAGAGGGAAACTTCTGGCCTCACTCCTAAGACAGACAAACAGAAGGAGTTTATAGATGCACTTAAAGAGTTCAGTCAGGTGTTTGTACTGGGACCAGCAGGAACAGGTAAGACCTACATTACTGCCACCGTAGCTGCTGACCTGTACACCACTAAGAAGGTAGACAAGATCGTCATAACACGTCCTATGGTCTCTGTGGGCAAGGACATGGGGTATCTCCCCGGAACCTTAGAGGAAAAGGTTCAACCTTGGGCTTTACCTGTATTAGATGTACTACAGAAACATCTAGGGGCTGGCACAGTGGAAACTGGTATCAAGTCTGGTAACATTGAAATGGCACCCATGTCTCTTATGAGGGGTCGTAGTTTTGATGATGCTTTTATAATAGTTGACGAAACACAGAATATAACTACCCATGAGTTAAAGATGTTGTTGACAAGAGTTGGAGAATGTTCTACAATTGTCCTTAATGGTGATGTACAACAATCAGACTTAAAGGAAGCAGATGGTCTATCTAAGGTGATCCACTTAGCTAAGAAGCATATGCTACCTGTCTCTATCATTGAGTTTGGTGTTGAAGACATTATCAGAAGCGATATCTGCGCTCAATGGGTAAAGGTATTTATGAAGGAGAAGCTATGATCTATGTGTATATAGTTGTACTTAGTATTATGAAGGACGGGGAACCACACTTCTCTGTACGCGCACCTAATGCAACTTACAAGACAGAAGAAAGGTGTCAGGCTGTAAGGGAGTTAAACATGCTTTACTTACTTGAAACTAAGCCTGACCCAAAGGCAAAGTTCTTTAGTCAGTGCGTAGGCTTACCGTTTAACATGAAGGATAAAGGAGACTTGTAATGAAAGAACCTGTAGTAATTAAGCTAAACCCCTCTGAGAACAAACTAACAGAAGTTGATCAACAGTTTGTTATCCTAGAGAACCAACAGCGTGAGGTTAGAGAGCAAACTAAGGAGATTAAAGACAATGGCTAAGTGGAAGGAACTGGTGTCGGAGTTTGACAGTGACATGGTTAATCACCCTCCTCACTACGGTACAGGCGATATAGAGTGTATTGATTACATCGAAGACTTCTTGACCGAGGAAGAGTGGATCGGATACCTCCGTGGGAATATAGCCAAGTACTTACATAGGTGGCGTTATAAAAGCGGGTTGCAAGACTTGGAAAAGGCTGCATGGTACATGGACCGACTACAGCTAACACAGGAGGTAGATTGACCCTGATGGAAATACCTGATCTGATCTCTATCATAGTCGTATTGCAAACCCTTCTTATACTGTGGTTGACGGGTAAGGTCTCCAAGCTAGAAAGAGATACAGACCTGTCTATGAAGGTGCCTATGTACGCCCTGTTTCAACACATAAACAACGACCATCCAGAACTATGTGGTAAAGAATAAAAAAAGCCCCTGCGTCCAACTAAGGATACAGGGGCTTTACTTTTTTGTATATAAGGTTTTGTTTATTTGTTGCCGAAGAATTTACTTACTGACCTTAAACCTATGCTGGCACTAACAATCCCACCAAGGGAAATTTGATACCATTGAGGCATTGATTCAAGGGCTGCAAAACCATTAGCTACTACATCTTCTGCCCAAGCAAAAGGTAAGAACGCAAGTACAAGTGGCACCGAGAATAGGAGTGTAATCCATTCATCTTTCCAAGAGTTCTCCGTAGCCTTTATTGCCGCTAAGTCCCAATCAATTTCGCCAGTTAATTGCTTTTTCCTAATCTCTGCCTCAGTTAGCTTGAGTTGTGTCTTACCATCAATTATACTCGTAGCTAACCCTGAGAGACTGCTAATAATTGCTCCAATCATTTCTTGTTACCCCCGTTAAGATACAAACCAAACCAAGCTGCCCCTGCGCCAACTATAACACTAACGAATCCTGCTTGGGCATTGTTTGGCGAACTTAAATCCATAAACCAGTTACAGGTTTGATAGAACACAATCATGTAACTTAGTATAAGTAGCCTTGGTGCAATTCGCCATGCGTCTAGTTTCTCTGGTGTCATTCATCGTCCTTTCAATCCATCTATAATTTCTTGTGCAGAAGGTCTACGTTTCTTAAAGTCGTATACACATTCAAAACTCTGAGGGCATTGCCTGTATGCAGCGCCATACTCATACTTAGGTATCAAAGGTGTTGGATAGAATGTAGCAGATGAACCGTTAGGTCCACGATACCAACATTGTTGAACTCCCATTATGCTAACCCGTTTCCACAGCTTACAGATAACCATCTTAGGCTCTTTAGCTTCTAGTACCCCTACAGTGAAAATTAAGGCTACACAAAACCACAATGCTTTTACCATGAACCCGTGCCTACCCCAATTAAATATACCCCGCCAAAAACAACGAATAGGATACCAAGGGACAGTGCAAACATAGCCATGTTATTTACGATCTGTTTCTTAGCTTCCATAGCCTTGTAGACAGTTTCTTCACGTTCTTTTCTTATCTGCCTTCTTAGCTTGATCATTTCATCCCAAGTTTTAGGGCCAAATCTCATATTTAAAAGGAACATCAATTCCTTCTGTTGGGCCGCTAACTTTTTCTTATGGACAATTATGTCGAAGGCTTCCTTTTCTATACTGTCAGCAGACGTTAGCTTCTGTATAGTTGAAGGTGACTTTCTTTGTTGCTCTGCTTTATGAAGGTCAGAGGCGGCTCCGAACCACTCCCCTAGCTGCCCCATAACGTCTTCTATCTCTCTGCCATGTTGTACTAATTTCTTGGTCATTGTGAAGGCGGCAGTACAGGCTGATATGGCCGTTATGGGGTCTAGCATTAGTCTCTCTCCATTACCTCAAGCATCCTTTCAAGGGACTCTTTAATTCCCTTTATGTTTTCTTCTATCTTACCTAACTGTACGGCTTGAGTAATTGAGGATGTTTCAACAGCCTTAACATCGGCACTTATTCTAACTATAGAGGCGTAGTTGGCATCTACGTCTGCCCTCATCTGTGAAATAGCCCAAACTATCATTGCGGCTTGTACTACCAAGGCAAACATAAGACTTGCCGATATATTTTTATTCATTACCCAAAGTTCATCCCCCCTAGTCACAGGGGTAGGCTTTCCAGTCTAACTGAAAATGAGGACCATCCGGGAACTTCTTCCAGTCGCCACCCCAAACAATCTTAATGTCTAACTCCTCTGCTGCCTTCTTCATAGCATCACCAATGGGGTAGAACTCATCCCACTCCCACGACACAGGATAAGGTACAACATCTACTGCATGTCCTGTCAGGTGACGAGACTTAAGTGTAGTTGACTTGCCTGTCTTCTTAAGCATACGCTGACGTTCAATGTTACGAACACCCTCAGTTACACTAAAGTCTTTTTCACTAATCTCTAATGCTCTTACAACAACAGCAACCATGTCAGGATGCACCCCAGACAAGTTCTGCTTACTTCGTAGTCCTAGTTTGTATCCCATTGGTTGCTCCTTAAGATGGTTTAGTGGGCCATGTGATTGTATTAGGAAATCCAGCTTGTGAGGGTACGTCACGCAATGATTGACGGTAAGTAGCCCAATCGTCAGACATGGTAACATCACTGTTAGCCATCCAATCAGTTTCAGCTAATTTATCGTCACGTTCTTCACGCACTTGTTCTTCTGTTACTATTACGTTAGGAGGACTAAAATTTGTCCCATCATATAAATGCCCTATCCCAACCCCCTTTGGACAGAGAACCCAAGAGACTTCATTTTTAGTGTCAGACAAAATTGTGTTGGACACGACCCCATCAGTTATTTCTGCATAAATAGTCATGTTGTTCCCCTTAAAATGTAATGATTGTTACTATACCGCCAGTGCCGTCACCGCCATTACCTGCAGTATCTAGGCTACATGCTCCACCAGCGCAAAGCCCAGTGCCATCACCGCCCTGCCCATCACCGCCCTTTCCACCCCAGCCATAGCTACCATCTGTAGGAGTAGCACCGCCACGACCACCTGTGGCCCTGTCATCGTTATTGGTGCTGCCAGCAGAAATTCTATTCGCAATGTTGTTAGCCGCTTGAGTGGCAGTAAGAGAGGCCGCAGTTCCGCTGAAAAAAGTACCATTGTAAGAGGGTCCACCAGTGCCACCTACAACGTGAAAAATAGTTCCTACCGAGGTAAGCCCACCGGTACTTCCCGCAGTACCCGAACTGGTTGATCCTGACCCACCAGCACCAATGGTTACAGAAGCACTAGATGGCATGTTTGAGGCTAAGATACCCTTCATCTTTAGCCAAGGCCCAATACCCCCCGTCTGGCTTGTTACGGAAGTTACAACGCCACCACCACCACCACCCCCCGACGCATAAATAAGACACATTGTTCCAGAGGAAGGTTTAGTCCAAGTTCCGCTGCTAGTAAATGTTTGTACATCGGCCCCACCACCAGCAGCGGCCCAAGATATGTCAGTACCATCCGAAGTTAACACTGTTCCAGCAGCACCCTTTGCAAGCCTAGCAGTAGCACCAGAGGCATTACCATAAAGGATAGAACCCCTAGTAATAGCATCTAGTTGATTAAGTTCTGAGGCAGAAGCAGTCATACTGGCATCTAGGGTAATAACATCCACCCAACCATTGTTAGCCTCATTCCTAATCTTAAGAATGTTAGTGTCTGTCTCATACCACCACTGATTTGCAACCGTAGTCCCGGCCACTGATGGGTCAGCATCCCCACTAGAATTAGAAGCTAGTGCTTGTATGGCAGCATTAAGGGCTGTCCTAGTAGCAGGAAAACTCAAATTGGTTATAGTCTCTGCGCCAAAAGAGTACTGTGTCATTACGTTAGTTCCTTTCCGTAGCCCTTAGCTACATAGTCTAGGGTCACACTATTTGTACTTGCCGATCCCCCAGTAAAAGTGTTAATAGTGAACCCAGTTCGGGTCTTGTTTGTTATTGTGTATCTGTCACCATTAGTTAGGTTAGCTAAGGATAGTCCTATAGCTGGTGTAACTGCAAAGGCATCATCAAAGGTAATATTAGTTGTTCCTGTAAAAGTTATATCACTTCCAGAGGTAGTCCTATCCTGCATGTCTACTGTAGCTGATAAGGCACTTACGACAGGGGTAGCATTAGAGTTGGTGGAAGACAGTAATAGCCGAAACTCAAAGGCCCTAGCTGTTATGTCAGATACAGAGAATGCTTGCCAATCAGACCAAGTAGGTGTTCCAGTAGGGTCATCGTCGGTATGTCTTAGTTGTATAGATACCGAGGTGTCACTGTATTGAGTAGGATCACCGTCAAACAAGGCTACACCATCACCCCTAGCATCAAACAGCCCTGTAGCACTATCAAATCTGTCTGTATTATCAAGCCTTGTGCTGGTGAAAGAGAAAGACAACCTGCTAGTATATTTCTGACCTAAGTCAAGAGTGTTACTAAAGTAGTATATCCCAGAGGAAACATACCCAGAGAAGTCATCTAATTCACCATCCCTATCATCAAACAGACCCGTAGCAGCATCAAATAGTAGGGAGCCTCCCAGTTCTAAATAACCGCTGCTATTTTTAGACACATTAGACTTAACACCAGCAAAAGAGGGATTCTCCGTTAGTGTAGCTACAACATTAAGGTCTCCAAGCCCTATAGAGGTAACTACAAACACAGCAGGGTTTACAGAGGCGTTAGACCCACTTGTTGTATCATCTACAGCCTTAATAAAGTAAGTTCCGACACCAGCGTTTTGTAAAGCAAGGGTACTACTACCTACCTGTACTTCTGCTATATCCTCTGCTTCTGAGTATACTGCCCCACTGGTTAAAGAAGAGTACCTTATGATATAGTGGGCTAAGTCTAGGTCAGCTACAGGGGTCCAACTAAGGAACAAGTTACTTCCAACTACGTTACCATCAAAGTTAGTTACATCAGCAGGAGGTACACCCAGTGTTTCTACAGCATAATTAAGTATGGTGTTATACTCACCATGTACACCAAGGGAGTTAGTAGCCCTAGCCCTTATATCGTAAAGGGTTTCCTCTATGGCAACAACCTCAACCCTCTCTGTACCTACAAAGGCACCCATAGTTGCTATAGAGGTGTAGTCAGCTTCATTAAACTCAACTAAGGACTTTCTAATCTGCACCTCTGCTGTATCTAGGGTGTTGTCTGTGTTGTTAATGTCAAGCAAAAGAACACCAAGGGTCTTACCCTTGACCTTCCTTAATTCAGTACTAATATTTATACCAAGGTTAGGTACTTCAAAAGGTGACAACAAAGTAGTGTTATCTCTTTCATAGACTACACCATCGTCTACCTCATCATACACAGATTCAGCAGTTTCTCTTAGGGTCATGTTAACTTGTAGATCAAGTCCGTCTGTAAGACCAAACGACCAAGATAACACTTGAAACTCTTTGTTAGTCCAACCAAACCTAGTGTTAGTAAGTCTTACATTGTCACCAACCTGTAGTCCTAAAGTTCTAAGGCCAAAGGCTGCGTTGATAGTAAGTTGTTGTCGATTGCTCTCTAAGCTAATCCTAGCAATACGTCTTGCTTCTATACTATTATCAGTGAAGGGGAAGTCCACATCAGCAACAGACTCTTGTCCATTATCTGCACTAACGAAGGCTGAATTAGTAATCTGTGGGTAGTCAGTGATCTGAAAGTTAGACTCTGGACCTCGGAAAGTACCCTTGACAGTGTTAAAGTTATCTCTGCGTGAATGCCTTGTGCTTACATCTATACTAGAACGGAAATCATCCTCGTCTAAGTCCATAACTGTACTTGTCCAGTAAGCAGGTTTCATACGCCACTTACCCTGAGAGTACCACAATGAGCCACCCATACAAGTTAATAGATCACTTAGTAATTCATATGGTGTTAGTGCAGTAGTGAAAGTGCCATTACAAGTATACCTAGTAATCTCTACAACACCTGTGTCTCCTGAATCTGCATCTGGTACTGCTGTAGCTGTAAAGACAGTCCCTACGTTATTGTTGGCAGACCCGTATAATGTAAAGTCAGTATTACCCACAGTTTTAATCTTGTACTCACCACCTACCTGTATCTTAATCACAGGGCTACCTACAAGTGTATCACACACAGTAGCAGCAGTGTTAACAAGGGTATCATCAATGTTAGCCACATTCTCACTTAGACCGTAGCTTGAGGTCAAGTAGTCTCGTAAGCACAGGGCTGGGTTATCTGACCATGCAGTTGTAGAAGTGGCAGGATTATAGACTTTCTTGCCTTTAACTTCTGCTGTAATAGTGGGCATACCATTGGGGAAGGCGTCAGCATCGTGTTCAAGACGCACATACATGTAGGCTATACCTGACAGCTTGTGTTCTGAGGTCCAATGTTCGGACTCTGCTATAAGGTCAGTGTCTGCTGATTGAGTTGGAGACCCATTATGAAACTTAAACCTGACTAGGTGTGTGACTGAGGATTGATATACCCACTCATAGTGACCACTAGAGTTTAGCTGCCTAACTCTTTTTAAAGTATTCTTAACGTACTTCGCTGGGGAGGTTACATTACCACTAATGTCTAAGGTTACTACTTCATCGTTAATATATATCGTATCAAATGATTCAACTTCATGACCAGCTACAGCAATAACACGATGAAAGAGTCTATTGTTAGCCCCTGTAGACTCGTCATATACTATAGCCCCACCAACACGCATCTTACCATAGATAATCGGATGGTCTAGTGCTGAACCTCCTGTGTTTACCTGATAACCACGATTAGCACCAGATGCTTTAGGCTTGGGGCTAAGGGCGTTTAGGGCTAGGCCAAGGGCCATCCTCCCAAGAATCTGTAGGCCACCCGCTTGCATAAAGCCAGCCATAAAGAGTCCACCCGCAGAACTAACAGCTAACCCTACAGAAATCGCAGTGTACAGGCTAAAGACTACCATACTATAAAACCCTCTCGTACTTGGTTTCTACCTCTTTATAACCTAGTCGGCTTAAAAACTTTCCAATGGGTTTCTTACTTGAGGAAGATGCAATCAACCTGTATATACCGTCTTCTTTCATGCAACCCTCTACAAACTTAAATAGACGCCTAGCTACGGTAGACTTCCTATAGTCTTTATGTACGTACACTGCATCATAGCTACCAACCAACTCACCCTTTGCTGTAAGAGGACTTGTAATTATCACAACAAAATAGCCTATAAGCAGTCCGTCTTTTCTAACAGTGAAAAACTTAAGTCTTCCAGATTCCTCTAAGGCAAAATAAGAGTCCCAGTCTATAACAAGGGTTTCAGTAGGGTGGCCTGATTCTTCCCACTCAAGTTCAGCTAAGGGAGTTACCTCTTGCTCTGCGTAGGACAAAAACTCTTGCTGATACTTAATCATCCGGGGCGACCCCACAATGTATCTCTATCTTGCATATCTTCTATAAAGTCTAAGCCTAAATCTGTAGGGTACACAGACTTCTGATAGCCAGATGTAAACCGAGCAACCCTAGCCCTTTCAAGATCAACCAGCTTGTTTTCCACTAGGAGTTCTATGGTTGTTGTTTCGGCAGACTCAGATATATTCATCTGATCCATGTAACCTGAGAATATCGAGTTTAGTTCAGTTGGTGCGCTAGTAGTACCAAAGTATATATTAGCTACACGGCCCTGATAAGGCTCACTGAGAGCCAAGGACAATGCTGGGTCAGATACCCCACTAAGAGTTATGTTAGCACCCTTTACGTCTAACTCAGAGGTCTCTTCAATGGTTGAGATGTTTAGTATGCTACCTACACCAGTGTACGTTACTGTAGGGGATATAGGAAGAGTGCCTTGTCCTGTCCACATACGAATAGTAGTAGTGTCAAAGATAAGTTCAACAGCAAAGAAAGGGTAAACCGTGTCTGCATTTATGTTAGTGTCTGTCGTAGCTGTCAGGTCTCTTGAGCCATAGTTGGACATAGTATTTCCTTATACAATAACTTCCACAGCTTCAAACGATATACCGTAAGCGGAAGCATTATTTATTGACCAAGAGGTTACATTTTCTGCTAACCTAAAGACCCCTTTAGGGGAACTTAACACTGCTGTGGAACCTGTGTATGCACTTCTAAGTGAAGGCCATATCTGTATTGTACCATCACCTGTTTGGTCTAACAACACTTGATAAAGTTTAGAAGTACCAGCGGAGCCTAGCTGAATGTAGTCACCAGCCTTAAGTGTACCTGTCATAACTACAGTGGCAGAGTCAGCACCAATTGTACCAGTTACGACACAAGAACTAACGTCACCCCTTGGTGTAGCATAGTCAGGATCACCTAATAGGAATGTACCCTGTTGGCCCTTAAGACCTACTAGCATAGCCTTCCACTCAGCAGCTAGATCACGTCTTGTTGATGGTATAGTAACTGAGGCTTCCCACCTTTGACCACCATGTACTACAGTCTGTTGTTTATACGTGAAGGGAGACTGAGAGGTAGCTACAGCATTGACTGCACGTAACTCAATACTTTCAATCCCGATAGTAGTTGGTGTACTTAGTGGGTACGTCAGTGCCATCTGTTATACTTCCTTTACCCGAAGGTTGCTTTCATTTGTCCACCACGGCGACGATCACTAATGATAGAACTCTTAGTCATATTAGCAATCTGTGGTGCAGCCTGTGCAATGAGTTTCTTAACACTCTCGTCACCATTAGCAGCAAAGTTAAAGTTCTGATGAATTACAACGTCACCAGCACCACCCTCTGCCTGTACCCCTAGCTTACCATTGGCACCACGCTTGAGTGGCATAATAGCTTCTGGGCCAGCTTCACCCATGAGACCTGTACGACCTGCACTCATAGGGAAGGTAGTTGGAGAACCTACGACACCCCCACTAGCGAAAGGTATTACGTTGCCACCGTACATAGCATTACCATTAGCACTTCCAAAGAAGTCCATAATACCCCCCGCAATACCAGACCTACTACCCGCTTTAGCACTTCCTACGAGTTGTTGAACGACAAGAACTTCGTATAACTCTTTTATGATAGCCCTAGCCATAGATTTAAAGGCATCTTTAACTGACATTGTTCCATCAACAATAGACATGAAGGCATCGCCCATACTACCAGCAATACTATCTGCCAAGGCTTCCTGTGCTTGCCTCTGCTCTTCTATTACCTTATTCTGTTCCTCAAGTACCTTAGTTCGTTGTTCCTCTAGGGCAACCCTCTCAGCTAGACTACGAAGTTCCTTTTCACTAGCCTGAATGTCAGCGTCTTGGTTCTGGAACTTAAGTTGCATATAGACTTCTTCTTTTCTACGTGCATGGTCCTCTAAACCAAACAAAGCCTTACTTAACTCTATCTGTCTTTCCAGAGCCTTGATTGGGCCTTCCATGGTTTTTGGTTTTGTGCCTTTTGGTGCTTTAGGGGCTTTACCTTTAGCGCCTGCAACTCTGCTTTGTCCATAGGCTTGATATGTCAATAACATCTGATATTCTGCGTCTGACATGCTAACAAGACTAGCTGATATTTTTTCACTAACTTTTAACTGCTTGTCTTTTTCCTCAGTAATCTTTTTGTTTATGTTGTAAGAGAGAGTAAGACCATCATAGATAGCCATTTCTAAATTTAGGTTCTTTCCTAATATTCCTTGTTCTTTAAGTGACTCTTCATAGGCATCCCTAGCTAACTCAGCTTTCTTTTTGGCAACCTGCTCTGACTTACTACCATAAGTAGCTTCAAGTGTAGAAATAGCGGCCTTATCCGTAAGTTCTTTTCTGCGTAAAGATATAGCGTCTTGTATAGCTTTTATAGCATCTTGATCAGCTTTCTTTTGGTCGGCAGCAGCTTGCCTGTTAGCAAAGTATAGTTCTATGTAGCTTCTTTTTAAGTCTTGAACTTTATCAACAGTAGCTTCTAACTGATCTCCTGTTTTACCCATACTAGCTTCTAACTCAGCCCCTGTAAGTACGGTTAGAGTAAGCTGCCTATAAAACTCTCGCATCTTATCAGGCATGTTTTCTAAAGTACCAAAGGTAGCTTTTAGAGTATCTCTAATTTTAGCAGCAGCAGTTATTCTTTCTGCGTTTGTCTCTAAGTCTCTTATGCTGGCAATTTGTTTTTGTATTTCATAATACTGCTGTACTGTAAGACCTAAATTTTTTGCCATAACTTGTACGGCTTGATTGGCACCCCCCATTGCTTCTCTTGCATAATCACCAAAACTTTTACTTGCTATCGTAAGATTATCAAACTGTTGATTCAACATTTTAAAGGCTTTAAGCTGCTCTAGCTTGGTTATATCTTCAAGTAAAGGTCTTACAACATTACCCCATACACCAAAACTATTAATTAACTCAGCAGTAGATTGGGTAGCAACTGTAACAGCTTCTTTAAACTTATCCATAGCCTCTATAGAGTCATCTATTCTTTCTTTAAAGGTCTTAGAGGCCCCAGAAGCATCATATAAACTCTTTAACAACATAGTACCTATTGACAGGCCAATACCAACAACAGCCCCATAAACACCGGGAAGTAGACCAGCAAGTTGTGTACCCTGTTGACCAAAAGCTACAAGTGCGCTAGTACCTGACTGCACCTGTACAAAGAAGTCACCAACCTGATAACCTACTTGTTGGGCATACATACCAAACTTATTCATTCCCCTTGAACCAGCTTGTTGAGACTTAGCAAACTGTAGCTGTTCAGCGGTCATTGCTTCCAAGGCTTTGACGTATTGCCAACTTGCCTTAGTGGCTTGACCTAGAGTCACCCCTTTTTTCATAAGGGCGCGTTGGCTTTCTACCCTAGCTTTTCTTAAAGAGCCTTCTGCTAATGTGCCTTTATTTTGTGCAATGGCTACATTAAGGAGTTGCTTCTGCATAGTGTTAAGTGCTTTTTCTGCATCTATAACAGACTTCTTACCCCTAACTTCAATATTAATTGCTATAATATCATCAGCCATTGTTTACCCTCATATAAACTCCGTCAAGCCTCTTAACCGCTTCTACTTCCCAAGCTGTCATAGGCGTGTCAGTTAGTTCTTTCCATGCTTTTATTTGTTCGTATGTTATCGGGTTAGGGCCACTAAAGCCACCAGTTCTTGAGTTGCTTAATGAAATAAAGGCAGACCAGATATGAGCCACAAGAGTTGGGAAGTCGGGTCCATCCAATTCTTTAAGTTCTAATCCTGTCTGCCTTTGTACTTGTTCCAAGTGTTCTCTCTCGGTGGTTCCAGATTCATCACGCTGATTAAGTTTGAAGTTAAATTCAGCAAACTCAACTAGGTCATCAATCAGCCCTTGGTAAAATCCAGTGAGTCAGCTACAGCCTCCTCAAGCTGCTCTTTGATCCAAAACACTTGTTCGTAAATCTCTTTGGCTGCTTCTTCTGAGCATTTAGGCTTCTTACCATCGTATGTGATATTCCAAGACTTAGTTGCCTTGACTAACACTTCTAGGGTAGCCTCTTCAATACTCTCAGCCGTAATATCGACCTTCTTTTTACCTTGGGCTTGCTTAAGCCGTTTATTAGTTTGATGGTGCAATACACTCTTGTACTCTTTAGAGTGGGGTGCATACATAGTAATTGTCATCTCTGTCTTATCATCGTTAGTCAGAGGTTCCAGTGTAGAAGGGTGTACGATAGTAACGTCTACAGTATCACTGGTCGGTGTTAAGTTCTTTAAGTCCATTGTCAGGTTCCTTGGGTCAGGGTTATGTCGGGTTAGTATATAAAATGGGGAGCATCAGACCCGACACCAATGCCCCCCGCCCTAGCTAGCAGGGATTAGATAGAAGCGTTAGCTTCGCTACCTATGTATCAGTACGAGTAATCTTCAAGTTAGTAGAAGTGGTCGTATCGAATAGGGATGTGAAACTTAGGCTAATGATACGGCTTGTTGGGCCATCTACACCTACATCAGCAGAGTTGATTTTAACTCTTGGGAATAGGAAGGTGTAAGCATTAGCAGCAGTTGGGTCGTTGACAGATACTTGAATAGCTGATTCTGTTTCATTAAGAAAACGATTAATCAGGGCGTCATCTTCAAAGTATGCTGAGAACGAACCTGTCACTTCTGCACGACCAACCTCAAGGGCCGGGGTCTCATCGGACCCGACAACAAAGGTAGGTGCAAACGAGTTAGCCACACTAAAGTCAATAGCGGTAATGATTGCAGAGGCTGCAAGGCCAGCTACATTGTTACCAATCTGTAAGTCACCTGAATAGGCATCGAATGGAGAGTTAGTGCTTGCTGCGTCCTGTGTCTTCTCTGTGGCACCAATAGTCATACCCTTGCCAACCATACCAAAGGTAGTAGTTACCATCTGATTAGGAGCAATAGAGATACCCATAGTGGAAACAGTCTGACCTGTAAACAAACGAGCCTGATCAATATCAGCAGAGTAGTCTTCAATCGAGAAGTACTTAGGTGTTGTACCAACTACAAGAGTGTCGTTAGTGCCTGAGTCTACAAAAGTATTAAGCATGACTGACTCAAGGAATGGGTCGAAGTCACCTTTACGGAGGTCAACTACAATATCACCAGCAGACTGTTTGTTACCGTGACGTTCATGGCGAGGCATACGGTCAGCTTGAATGTCAGTACCAGCAACCAAGTCTTTAGTTAAGTTAAGACCGTGTGAAGTGAATGGGATGTTCTGGAAGTTACCAGCAGGGGTAGTTCCGAATGTGGACTCAGTGACATAGCTTAGGCTAGATCGTGAACCCTGTGCGAAGGTAGGCATGTATTATTCTCCTAATTGTATATGTACCAGCCGATATTAATCGGTATGTAGTACCAAGGTGTATCCAAGAAGCCTTGTTGTCTTTCGGCATAGTCTATTGATACGTTAAAGTTGTTTAGTGATACGTCTGTGGCAGCTTCAAAGTTCTCTATTACAGTGTTAGCGATACCATCAGCAGTTGCTGGGCCATTACCCTCTGGACAGTACACAGTAACTGAGTATAAACCTTTATATAGTTGAGAAGGATTTAAGCCTCTTACAGCAGGTACACGTGTGACAGGAATATAGCTAGACTTAATGAAGCTAGTACCAGTCGTAGGGTCGTAGGGTACATTGTCGAAGGCTATTGGAGGTATGCCAGCTATGTTAGCTAACTTGCTTTCCAAAGCGGCTCTAATGTCTGAATGAATACTAGCCAAACTTTATCCTAACATTCTCAAAGACTTTATGGGCAGGTACATTATTTTCAACAGACCCATTTTCTACTTCCCTTACGTGGGGAGACCTATTCCTAAGCACAAAGCCATCAATCTTATCTTTACCCAAGGCAGTTATATCGCTGTATAGTTGATCTAGTGCTATAGCTTTGTGAGACTCTGGGTTAGGGGACCGCTTTTGAGCGTTTCTTGCACCTGATGACCTGCTACGTCCACCACCTTCACCACGGGCTTTGATGGAAAATGACTCTACATATGCACCAGAGTAGACAGGAGAAATCATAACGGTGTAATCAGCTATTTGTTTAGCCTTAACCTTAAGACCCCTACTAACTGTACTATCTATCCTACCCCTAATGTCACTAAAGGTTTTCTGTATACTCATTATTCCCTCACATCACAGATGTAACATATTGCAATACCATTAGAGAAGATAGTAACAACAGAAAGAACATTAACTGTGTCTCCATTGCCTGTTATCTGATCCTCATCATCTGGCACTACAGCTAGGCTAGAAGCGGAAATAAGGCACTTACGAGTACCTCTGCGTATCTCATCAATGTTACCAGCTATACCATTATCATAGTTGTAGAAGTAACCAGTAAAGGAGTAGTCAGTAGTCGCTGATCCAGTAACAGTACCATTGGCAGGGTTATAAGTGCCAGAGGTAGTCACCTTATTAAGTGTAAGGGGTTCACCAAACCTATTAACTAAGTTCAGCAAGTCATATGGTCTAAACGACATGTTAACCTACCTTAGTCATACGATGAGTTGTAGTCTTCACCATTATAGCTTGGTGGGTTCTTAAACCTGTCTCTGCGGAAAGAAGGCTTTATACGATCTGTATTCTCTCTCACAGCCTGTACGGAGGTCTTAGAGATACCACCAGCGTAGATGCCTATGTTACCACCAGCAGTCTTAGCTTGGTACTCTAAGGTGTCTGCCAGTGACATATACTGTTTAGCTAGGTCAGAGTAGTCAGCACTTAAAGCACCGTCTAAAGCTGTTGTTACCTGTCTTGAGTACTTAGAGGCGATAGTCCTAGCTGACCAACTAGCAGTATGATAAATAGAGTTACCATTCTGGCCTAAACCAAAGGTTACTTCCTCATCTTGTAGCTGTTGGTCAGCAGTGTCAGTATCACCTACTAGGAGCCTAACAGAGTTAAGACGTTGGGCTGCATCTGCCGTTCCAAGATTTGTTGGGTCATATGTCCACCCCATCGTCTACTCCTGCTTTAGTCTTCTAATATACCGTCTCTTATTTCAAAGAACTTATCTTCGATCCATCTGTTGTTTCGAAGGTAACTTCTCAGTAGTGCGCGTTGTTTAGCATCTATCTTAGACTGCTTAACTTTCTTTTCGGTGTACTCTGTATTACTGTTAGTGTTAGCTTTTACTTCTGCGTTAAGAAGTCCTATCAGCTTGTCTAGTTGTGGGCCAGTTAGTTCACTTAGCCTATCTCCAACTTTAGCTTGTTTCTCTAATTCTCTGTTGTGGTGGATAAAGCCTTGAACATACAAACTAGCTACAGCATCTGATCCTATGCCACGATTTAACCAGTTATAGTGGTCTTGGGTTTCCCACTGTTTACCGTCTGAGGTAAATGGTCTCTTTACGAAAACAGGCCAGTCTATCTGCCAGCCAAGGTATGAAGGGTGCATTGTCGGGGTATCCTATATAGTGTAAGGCAGGGGACACCTAAGCCCCCCACCAAGGTACATTTATTGTACGATGTCTTTAAAGAAGTAGCCCAAGTCTGCGCCAACAACTTTCATGTCGTAAGACATTTTAACTTGGATATGTTCAGCGATTTGCTGACGCTTCAGTGCATCATCCGAGAAGGATTCAACAGTGATACCCAAGTTGTTTGCACCGGGAATATTGTTCCAAGCGAATGTCATACCAGCAGCAGGGGTCATAAGACCAGCACTTGAAGGTGTGTGACACAACAGAGCATGTTTACCACCGATAAAGGCGTTGGCTTCAGCAGCACCCTCAACAGCAGTGTTATTGACAGCTTCCATGACGAAGAAGTTCTCTACCTCAAAGATTTCAGCCAACTTAGCGTCTGTAATCAACGCTGGGTTAGCTACGGTAGAACCACCGTTCAAACGTGCCAGAATGTCTGGGTGATTGATGAGTTCGTCCCGTGTTACCTTACCAACAACCATAGTGTTTGGCTTGTAGCCGCCCGACTTGAGTTGCATTGCACGACGAGCATCAGTTACGTCAGTGATAGGTGTTGAGTTGGTGTAATCGTTCCAGTAGACAGGAGTACCTGCACCAGAAGCTGCACCAGCGACCTCAGTACCCCAAACTCCTGTTGAGAAGAATGTTGTAGCAAAGTTCTCTTCGCGGTGGATCATCAGGCGCATTGCCAGAGTTTCAGCACCAGCAGAACGGATGTTCAGCACTTCATCTTCGTTAGCAATAGTCTGCTCATCGAAGTCCATTCCAAGTCCGTATACATCAGCGAAGTAGCTGCTGTTGGAGATGGTCATGCCGATACGGTTAACCTCAGTACGTGGCGCAAGTTTCTTTACGTCACCAGTGCGGTTCATGTTGGCACGGTCATAGATGTAGTACTTGTCAGACTGACGAGCAACACCTACTGTTGGGAATACCTTGTCAGCGACAAAGTTGGTTTGTGATTGTGCATACGCCAGTGTCAAGTTAGACAGAGGGGTGTCGATATGCACCTGTGATGGAGTCAATAGTGGCATAATAGTTATTCCTTATTCTATGCTAACTTAAGCAGCAGCGTTGCCGCCTTGGATGAGTTCGATAGCAATGATCTGGCTAGTAACACCAGCTTCAGTTGCATAACCCATAACGATGTCGGTAGAAGCAGCGTCTACACACAGACCAGCGGCATCAGATGCGACAGCACCACCAGCGGTAACAGTACCACCAGCTTTTACCATAGTCTTACCTGTGACAACTACAGTTGCAGCGTTATCTTCCAGTGCGCCTACAAGACATACACCAAAGGCACTTTCACCGTTACCAGCCAGAACAGCTTCAGCAGCAGAGTCTAGTTTAACGAATTTGAATTGAGCAGCAGAAAGGTCTGCCCCTGCGATTACAGTACGGGTGTCCCGTGATTGCATAACAGCCATGTTTATTCCCCTTTATAGGATTTAGTGATTAGAGCCTTGCCTTCATCGGTCTTAGCTACAGCAGCATAAGCCAAAGCATGTTCGCTCTTTTTCATTTTGTTGGTGTCCATGTAGGACTTTACGAGTGCGTCAAGTTTGTCAGCGGCAGTCGAAAACTCACCGTCAGCATCAGATTTACCCAGTTCAGTCATGCTTTCGTCAAATACCTTGTCGGCAGCTTTGAGTGCTTGCATTACTGTTTCTTCAGCTTCAAACTTGCTAACCAATGCTTTGGCTACTTCAAGGTCGAAGTGTGGAAGTTCTGCTTCTGCTTTCTTAACCAAGATAGCGTCTGCTTTAGCAACTTCTGCTTCTTCCAGTGCCTTAAGAATAGGCGCAGGAATGTCAGCTTTGTTGATTTGTTCGTCACCGTAAGTCACAAACTCAGGCTCAACCATTTTCTCAATAGCGTCTGCCTTAACGATGTAACCAGCTTCTTCTAGGGCTTTGCTAAGGCGTTCAGCCTCTGCTTTAACTAGGTCTAGTTCCGCTTTAATGGTGTCTACCTCATCCAATGGGCCTTGGTATTCTTTTTTCATGTCCATGTTATACATTTTCATGGCTTCATCCTCGGACATACCTTTGTCCATATAAGGCTTCAGCTTTGCTTTCATGTCATCTGACATTTTTTCTACTTCGTTCTCCATAGTTTCTCCCTCGGAGTTGTCCCGCTTATATAGAGAGACCATTGCTTGTGCGTTAGCTGGACGATCAACCAAGGACAGTTCCTCTAACTCAAGCTGTTTAAGTAAATTAGGCATCATAAGATTCCTTGGTTGCACGACCACCTATTGAGAAGGCCGCAAGTTCACCAGATTTGACCCTAGCCCAAACGTCATCATTGTAGACTTTAAACGCTACAATCCAACCTTCTCGGTCACTCTGGATGCCAAGGGATTCACCAATCTCTTTAGTGATAGGCATTGAGTGGATAACCGCCCCAATCTGATCCCCTTTGTGCATTTCTTTACCGACACGTATATGTTCCATGAAGTTGTTCACGGCTTTAACAAGTGTGTCTGGTTCAATAATATCTCCTTGGCGATCAATAACAGGTTCGCCTTTTTCGGTAACGACTGATGCCCAACCATAAACGAGACGCTGTTCTTCGTCGGCTTTGAGTATCTGTCCTTCAATGTTTGTTTTTGTAAGTTCTGACACCGAGGTTCCTCCCTCCCACATTCTACAGGACCAGTATCCTGCCGTTGTTTTGTCCTTCTTTGTGTCGCACGAATGTCTTGAACGGAAGTTGGCCCTAGCTTTCGGGTCATCCCTCCGTATCTCCATGTTGGGGTCTCCGAAAGCCACACGCTTGATCTTTCCTCCGCTTTGTACGAACACTTCAAACTTCTTATTCCCGCCTTTAATACGACGAGGTTTGTTTAAGGTGACTTTCTCGCCTTGATACTCAGCCTTGGCGAAGTCTTCCTTCATAATCTCTTGGATAACTACTCTGAGAGCCTCTAAGCGGTCCTGTGAGGGGGCTTCTTCAGTTTCCTTGTCGTAGTATGCCATATAAGCCTCATGGCTATCACCGGGCATATAATGGGCCTGTCCTTGTGCATCAGGGTGAGCATGTGTGCTACCGTTCATGCCTAAGTCCATACTCCTCACTCTGGCTTCAGCCTCAGTGGAAAATACATCGTTAGCTAACTGGCCTTTGTTAATGTTCATTATACATTCCCTGTTGGGTCATTCTTGATAAGTACACCTTGAAAGGAAGCACCTACAGCATTGTTAATTGTGTTAGATACGGCCCTACACTCCATATCAGTCTTCTCTTCAAACCTCTGTGGGTACTCAAACTTAGCGATCAGTTGTGTACTCTGTAGGACGTTAATAAATCGACTACGAAACACATTGCTGCCAAAGTCTCTTGATACAAAGTTAGCAGTTACAAACTTGTTTGACTGAGACAAAGCAGCGGTAAAGTTAATGTCACCAAGATACAGGGTGTATCCAGCAGGGACAGTGTAGGCTGCTACGTGTGTTTGATTGCCTAGTCCTAAGTTAGCGTAAACTACAGAGCCATCTACATTCTGTACGTGTATTGTTCCAGCAGAAGTACCACCTGATCCAGCTAAGGTAACAAAGGCTCTGTTAACCCTAATCCAAGTGCCAGCTACAGCAACAGGGCTAGTACCATTCAGTTCTACCTCTACAGACTGTTCATTGTAGTTAGCGTCTAAGCCCTCAACCCTTACCTTATTAGCACCTGTGTTTCCATTAGCATCAGCAGCAGCATCACTAACTACATAAGCTGTAAAGGAAGCATCAGGCCAAGGGTAGTTACCACCTTGCGACCAGATAGTCTCTTCTGTCCCGTTTATATCAGTATTAAACCCGAACTTGAACAAGGTCTTGTAGCCAGTAGACTCACCCTTAGCTATAGCAAGTTCGTTATGCTCATAAAGGTGCCTAGTCCAAGTTGGCATTATACACTCCTACAGCGGAGTATGACGGCCCGTTGGATAGTGGTCGCTATACTTGTGGTAATGGTGCAGACAAAGGTATAATCTCTTCCATCTATTCCACCACCTATATAAATAATTGCGTTATTTCCCGACAAGGCTTGCTGTATGTTCTGTATACTGTCAACTATGGCACTACTACTAGCAGTAGTTAAATCTTGACCAGCAGCTAATACAGTCTCGGCAGTGTTAGCATTAGACCTTACAGACCAGACTACTGTACTAATGGTAAACCCAGAAACAATGTCAGACCAATCAATACTGTAGTCTAACAGTTCATCAGGGTCTTTGTTAGGCCAAACTAGGCTCATATCTTACGTTCCTCTTATGCAGCTAGGTTTTGAGTGGACTTTAGGGGCTTAACTTGTCTAGGACTACTAAACGTAGGTCTGACAGACCTGTTAGCAGGGAAACCAGCATGTTGTGACCTCTTTGTGTTATACAAGTGCTTAATGGCCTCAAAGTCGAAGTGTATGCCTGTAGCTGAAAGAGTCCCAACCGAAGCTGTTAAAGTGTAGCTATGGAAGAATACTGTGGCTGAAACACCAATATTACCAAGGCTTAGGGTTCCAGAAACACTAGGCAGGAGTGTTGCAGCAGCTACTCCAAGTCGCCCTACCGTTAGTATGCCTTCTATTCCAACAGGTAATACATTAGCATCACCTGTAACGACGAGAGATAAGTTCTCGCTTAACGTAGTCCCTACACCACTTGGAGCAGTGTTAGCATTAGCAGCAAAAGTTATGTTACCTAAGCCAAGGGTGGCAAGTCTACTTGTACATACAGCATTAGAGGTAGCTATAGTTGTAATACTTCCCAGACTTGTAGATATAAGTATACTGTCAGAAGGATATATAATCTCTGTGGGTTGAGCCTCTACACCAGAAAGGTTTAAAGCTAGTGTGACAACTTGAGAAGCTACAGGTATGGTATTAAAAGACCTAAGAGTGGGAGTACCTAAAGCTAAGGTAGCATCAAAACCACCTACAGGTTGGTCAGCAGCTATAGGACCAGCTAAGACACCAAGGGATACTGCAAAGTCAAAGTCTGTCTGTGTAGGTCCAGCAGTAGGTGAACGAGAGGCGTAAGGGTATATTACATCATTAGCAGGCTGATTGGGTTCCGCTATAATTTCTACCCTAGACGTACTCAAGTACCATTGAGGGTCAGGTAGTCCTACAGTACCAAGGTCAAAACCATCTACAAAAGCAACAACATTAGCTTGTAGGTCTGGTAAACTGTCTTGTAAGGCTACCTCAAAACCTAAGAGTTCTTCTGTAACAGGTATTGCAATAGAACTGTTAAAACCAAGGGTAATTCCTTGGGAATCACTATCAGGAATAATGTATTTGTAGTTACATATTCCCGCAAGGATAGTCTCGTCTGTTTTATCGTTACCAGACGCTGCTACAGATAGAGTACCAACATCAAAACCTTTATCTGTATCATATTTCTGTAGTAAATAGTGCTTGTTTTCTCCTACAAGAGAGTCAAGGAAAGAACCCGCTTGTCCATCAATAAGGCTGTCAAAGTATGTAACAGTGTCAGTCGTATCAAAAGTGTTTATTGTGCGTACTTGTCCAACAACAACATTAAATAGGCTGGGGTCAGAAGCAGGGAAAGTGAGGGTAGCTAAGAGAGGGTCATCAATAGTGCTGATAGTTGCCGCATTGTTAGTGATGGTCTCAGAGGGTAAGTGATTAAGGTTTACAGTAACAGGGTAGGAGTTACTAGCATCATAACCAAGAGAAGCATCATAGGTAGCTGGGTAGGTGTAGTCACCGTTAACCAAAGGAACCCATGAGGACTGAGACACTATAGGGTCAGAGGTTAACTCAGCGGTAAACTTAGTTTGTACAGATAGGGCTTTGTCACCAGCTACAGATTCATCCCAAATGGGACCACTTGTAGGAGCGTCCTTATCTGGGCCAGTCGTAAATATCTGAGGCCGCATACCCAAGATAAAAGAGTTTATCCAATCGTAAAATGGGTATTCGTTCCTGCGTACAACTCCAACACCGTCATTATTGGGGTCATAGAAGAAAACAGTTTCAGGCTTTCTTACGGCTTGATCAGATATAGTGGCGTCAGTAGATAGGGAGATAACCCCTAAAGTTACAGAAGATTGAACTCCTGTTACACCTGCTAATACCACTTCTCTGACAACACCAGAACCACCCAGTGTGGCGGCTGATATGGGAGCAAAACCTAACATTAGTAGTTATCAAACCCCGTTGGTGCTGAGTATGTTGGGTTTCCACCAGCGCCAGTTTGAATTTGCAAACCTATAGAGCCAGCAACATTGTTGTAACCTACAAAGAACCGCACAGCGCCAGTGATGTCAGACATAGGCATACCCGCCCCAGTTACAGGATTGCCAGTAAAGAGGCTCCAATTGTTGTTTATGCCAAACCAAGCCTTTTTTGCAGTCGTGTCGAAGGCATACATCAGTATGTCAGCGGTGGTAACGCTGTTGCCAGTCGTGCAAACACCTGAAGTCCATTTTGAACTGGTAGAAAAGCCTGACTCATTGTCATATGGTCCGTTGTGTCCAACTTCGCCGTTCTGCTTAAACCAAACAGCCACATTGCCTCCGGGACTTGTAGAGTATCCAGTATCGTTGTTAGCGCCCCTTACAGCGTCAATAAAACCAGTGAACAAGCCACCGTTTGTAAGAGTGTGAGCCTGAGTGTATTTGGCCTCAAAGTAGTATTTGCCCGTATTCAAAACATCCCCGACTAGGAAGCCACTCGTAGAAATAAACCCACCGTTTGTGGTGGCTGAAAACAGCCCAGTTGAGGAAGATGAAAGTGTGTCTCCATTTCGGGACAGCGAAGATACTGTAAAGTTAGCTGAGAATTGCAGTGTTACGGTGGTGACGCCAACTACTGTCGCAACTCCGTCAGATGCCTGCGCCCTAAAGCTAACGTCACCCGCATGAGATGCCGTGCCACTAGGGGTCAGCGTGTAAGTTCCGTTTTGGTTTACGTTAACTGCTGTTAGCTGTGGAGGTAACGCACTTGGGCCATACACATTTGAACCAGAGAAAGCGTCCCATGCGTATTGCACAGGATAACCCATATCGTCTACTGCTACAGTAACTATGTCGGAGGTGGTAGAGCCATCACTTGCCAACAACAGTGTAGCTGGTGGTGCGGTTGTATACCTAGGTGCAACTTGACTACCCGTAGCCACTTTGTCCCATTCAGCACCATCATATATGTATAACGACTTGGTATCCTGCACCCAAGCTAAGTCTGTTTCACTAGGAGACGCAGGAAGACCTGCAAAGTTCCCAACACTTGTAATACCGCCAGAGGGGGAAGCAGGAACCCAAGAACTTGTGCCTGAGTCCCAAGCTAAGTTTTGACCACCAGCGGGTGCGGTAGAGGACACATTATCTAAGTCAGCTAAGACTTGAACAACGTCTTCTGCAAGCATGGTAAGGAAGCATACCGCACCAGAACCTAAGTTGATAGCTGAGTTGTCACTTTCAGAGGAAGAACTAGGAGACCTAGCCATAGTGTAGGTTCCACCAGCTAGTCCTATAGTGCCAGTCCCTACCTCGTAGTTAGTTCCACTTTCAAGAGTGTACCTTACAACGTCAGAATCAACAACAGAGGCATCAGCAAGGCTCTGAAAGCCATCAACAACAGAACCAAAGGTTACTGTACCTGTACCTGTAGTGGTCAGATTAAGTTTAACTCTGTTGACGAACTTTACCATTCTTAGGTATCCTCAGATTAGGCTAGGCGTAGAATACTTGTGGAAGCACCCGGAGCAGGGAACTGAATAGTAAAGTCACCAGCGGTAGCACTAACTGTACCACCAAAGTCAAACACTGCGATAACATTAGCTGCACTATCAGCATTTGGGTTATAAAGAATACAACCATCAGCCTGAACAGTCACGCTTGCAAATACTGCATCATCAAAGTCCATAACGGCAGTTGTACCATCCATCTGAGGGTATCCAGTGGCAATAGCTGCTTGTGCGCCTGTGGACACGGTGTCAAAAGTGCTAGTATAGCCAGTACCAGAGGCTTGATCTGACCCTAACTCAGTGTATGCTACTGTTGTGGCATTATAAGTACCAGTTGGATTTTCTTTAATCAGTGCTACACGAAAGGTATCATTATCAAAGTCGTGATTACCTTTAAGCAACTCTAGTTTAAAAGCATTGCTTAATGCTGTTGTAATAGCCATTATGTATTTTCCTTGTTGTCTTCTACCTCATTGGGCAGGTCAGTTTCTGTTGTGACCTCTGTAATAGGGTCATAGTTCAGTTCAGCTATATCCATAAGGTCTTGTATAACCTCTGGGTGATCACTGACGTTAATGTCTGCACCGTTAAGGTTACGAAGAAATGCTGCAATCTCACGTAGATCGTGTGGGGCAACATCACCAGCCTTGATACAGGGCATGAGGTCGTAGTTAAGTCCGTTAAGCTGCCATAAGCGTTCCACTAGCTGCTTGTTAAGAACATCTACGATAGCCTGTATGTAGCTTTCTAATGCACGTAGAAACAGATCAGTCTTAGACTTGGAGAGTGCATATGATCCATTGTTACCCCCACCGAGCATAAGAAACTCAGAAAGTACAGAACGGGCAATGTCATGTTGGTAACGCCTAACAATGGGGTCAATATCTACATTACGATTGCCATTACTACTCATTAGTTCAATGTCTACAAGTCTAATGTTTGTAGGAGAACCATCCTTATCAGGGTAAGTATCACTAGGTGTTATAATATAACCTTGTTCATTAAACTTAACGTCACGAAGGATTTGTTGTAGGTTGCCTACGAAGCCACTCTGGGCCGCACTTGCGTCTGACGACAAATACTCAGAGGGAATACGAGCAATAGGAATACCAGCTAGTTCACGCTCAACAGCTATAGCCTCTATGCTCTGTAAGTTATTTAGATAGACATACGAGGAATAAGCATTGCGGAGGATAGAGCGGCCACTAGGATCACCATTAAGAACAGTAGTACGATAGTAAAGGCTCTTAGTAGTGGGAATATAATGCTTTCCTGATCCATAACCTACGTCCTGATAGATGCCTAAGACATCACCGCTTTTATCTTCTACATCAAACCTAGAGACTGTCCAAGGCGCACGACAAGCAATCTTACGTACACCCAAGCGTCCATCAGTGTACTTACTGTTTTTCTTAGGCGATCTCTGAGTAGGGCCAACTCTCCGCTTATAAACAACTTCAAACCACGCAAAACCATACGACAACGACGATAAAGATTCTGCAATGTGATCGTCAAGACTGTGATCCATATCATCAAAGATACTTTCCACAAAGTCAGCTTCACGTTTAGCTTCCTCAGTATCATTGGCGGGTTCCACTTTAAGTTTGACATCTCTAAGTACTTGTTCAGCAGCATACATAACCGCACCAATAGTACTGTCATTATCCCGCATCTCCCGATACTTGCGAATAGCGTTCTTACCGCGTAGTTCAGGGATAAACTCATCTGCACGTATCTGTCCAGTACGAGTGTTATCACCAGCTACACCAAGAATACTCTTAGCTGCACCTTCCGATAGTTTCTTTGTAGCCATATTAAATTAGCCCTTTGGCACTAGAGTATGCTAGTTTAAGTTGTGGCTTTGCGTAACCATTAAGACTTAGATCAGTGATAGCCCAAACTAGGGCGTCTAACCTGTCAGGAGACCCAATAGAACCTAAAGGCTCCCATTGTACCATCTGATCCTCTAAGTCGTTCAATCCTCTTACATGCTTAACTCTGTTTTGTTCATATAATGCTGAAACTGGTTCTGCCCTAGCCATCTTGCCCCTTGAGGCATGTACTAACCTTACTGGCAGTGTTTCATCTTCTGTATGCAGTGTATGGCGTACCATATCACCACCTTGGTTTCTCTCAGCTACAATCCTGTCAGCTAAATGTTTATGATATAACTCGACGGCTTTAGATGCCCATTGTTGAGGTGTATAACGACCAGTATGATCCTCTAGCACATAAGCAATGCCATTAACGTCTATTCCAGCTACGACAATACCTGTCATGTCACTTTCAGCGTTAGAGGTAATGGCTGGGTCAATGGCGACAACAATTCGGTTAAGTGTTGGTACATCATCACTAAGCACCTCACACTTGGCTAGTAACGCTCTGTTCCACAATGCCCCAGATGCCTCATCAAGTACTTCAGCATATAATTCCTGTCTACCTAGTCTAGTTCCCTCGTAAGTCTTACGTACAGCATCAAGGAAGGTATCAGCTAGGTTAGCACTGTTATCGTATGTGCTACCTGTGGTGACATGTGTCTTTTCATCATCTAAGATGGTTCTCAGTAACTTAGTAGTCTTAGGTGTAGTAGTTATAAACGATACTGGGTGTCTACCTAATCGTAGTCCAAACTGTGCCATATCCCAAGTCTCTTGAGCATTTCTCCATGCACACAGTTCATCTGCCCACATAGAGTACGCTTGAGGCCCACGAAGTCTCTCAGGGTCTTCTGCACTAAAGAATACAGCCTTAGAGCCATTAGCCCAAGTCATCGTATTGTTAGTAGGAGACCAAGTAGGGAAGCCTAACTCTTTTCCTCTGTATGTCTTATCGCCCTTGTGACAGACATTCATTAGTCCAGAGTCACCTTCAACCATAACTCTGCGTACATCACCCTTAGTAGGTGCGACACAGTGTACGATCCTATCGTTCTTCATAATTCTGTGGCGAACCCACTCGGCCCCGGCCCTTGTCTTACCCCAGCCACGACCAGCTAAGGCAACCCATACATTCCATTTACCATCAGGTTCTAACTGATCAGGTCTAGCCCAGAACTTCCAGTCGTATTTAAGTTCTTCAGCTTGTTCTGGTGAGAGACACGACAAAACTTCAGCAACCTCTTCAGAGGGTAGCTTTCTTAAGTCTTCAGCCGTTATCCTGTTCATCTGTTGATTTTCCTAGTTGGTTCATAATTGCCTCTACAGCGGACCGGTCTTCTTCCTCTTCACTGCCTACTTCACGTTCTTCGACAGTGTTAGCGGGAGACCAACCACCCTTACTCTTAAGATAGAACTCAGCAGCCTTAAAATCACCAGCCAGAGCCTGTTGTACAACGACATCACCTATAGCCCTGTTGGTATCAAACTTGACTTCAGCTATGTCAGCACCATACAACTTATAAAAAGTGGCTGTACTACTTGGAGCATGAGCATACTTCTGTATAGATGCAATGATCACCTTTACGGGAACACCACTAATGATGCCCTGTCGGACTTGCTTACCTATAATGGCGCTATATGGAAGTTTCTCAGCCAACGTAACACATCCTTCGGTTCCGTACATATCTCTAACAGTAGAATAGAACTACAACAACACAGATAACAATTCCCTCAAGTAGCATCGGCATGACCTCATCCTGTAGTTTACTATGCAGTGTTCGTTATGGTTGCTGGGGGGGATACGTTATCTTACAACAATATAGTTTATTCCTAGTATTGTCATAGACTAAAGTATAACACATGTAATCAGGTAGTCTCTAACAATATGTTATATACTATAATGTTATAACTATATAGTCAGTTTCATATTGATGTTCTTAAGTGAGAGCCTTGTGATTACATCTGCTATACCTTAGTAGAGATGTTGTATACTTCTATATAGCACCTTTTTTTCTGTTGTTGCAACCACTAGATAGTAACTTTTTGTTATATCCTTGATTTTGTTGTATTCTTTTATTTACTTTTATTTATAACTGTTGCATAAATGTCACACTTTGTCTCATTAGTCTCGCTCTGGTTGTACCATTTTATTTTTTTTGTTTTGCAGATGTAGGTGTATAACACCCCGGCATAATGAATCTGCTCAAAAGTATGGGGGCCCCATCCGAAAGTATAGGTTGACAATCTCTTCCGGGTTACCGAATCATATACTTTGGGATACCCTGCCGTGATAAATATGTCACACTTGACAACACAAATGAAATACAAGGAAACGAATCACTTGACAACATTTTTATTGCACTCGGCGCGCGAATCGGCTTGACCTATACGAATCATTTAATGACGGGCAACACCAATGCGAATCAGTATCTAGTCACACGGAATCCCATGTAAACCCATGATATAGATACACACATAGAATTGACATAGACCCCGATTCTAGCCCCGTACAACAACACAAAACAAAAAAGGCCACTACCATATGGTAGAGACCAGAGTCGGCGCTCTATGGCGCTGGTTTTAGGTATACTCTATGAAATCGCCCATGGATTCGTTTGCATTCCATGCGTTCAAGTAATCACGATACCTTGCCGAGTCTCTTTCCAGTATCTCGACGTACTCGCCTTGTTCGTTTACATACCTAGGACGGAATCCGCGCAGGCGATATGAATCAGACTCGCCACACTGTGCAGCCGTTCTTTCCACTAGCTGTGCGTATGTTTGGGTGTGATATGAAAGCATTATTGAATCCCTCCTGTATAGTACACATAAGCGGCAAAAGAGAATATTAGAGCAATGTTTGCCGCCACAAGTAACAATGTTATCAACGCGTCGATTATAGCCTTGGTTGCCGTTTTCATGCTGTAACTCCTGTGTATTTCTTGGCACTTGTTCCGTGTGCTTTTATGACAATTGATTTTGCTTTTATGGCATTGCCTGAGCATAATTTACACTTGTCACATGTTGTCTTTTGACCAGCCTCATGTGACGCGGGACAGATCACTTCCCTCCCCTTCACAATGTCTTTTAAGTTGTTAGTGACTCGGAATGTACGTTCCCCCCTTGCCCACATTCCCCGCGCTTGTGTTAACGTATCTGCACTAGACATAAGATTGGCTGGCATGGGATTCCGTTCGGCGTGGGTGTAGCCAGTACGTCCAGCGGATTCTTGCAAAAGGCTTTCCCATACATAGGACGGTACAGCACTAGGGTCACCAAACGCACCAAGTCTAACAAGCTGGTCACGTCCTAGGTCAACAAGATTCGCGTGTCCTAAGCGTTCTTCATATGACCCACGCATGTAAGCGTTATGCTTAGACGTGGGTGCATACATCAAAAGCACATAACACGTTCTATCAGTCGCTTGTCCTTTTGCGTTGTTGTTGGGCGTTCCGCGATGTACGCAATCACCACAGTAAGACTTGTCACCACCAGATCGGGACATGGCAAGCGGTGAAACATCTTTTCCGATATTGTCAGCATGTAGTCCGTCTGCTTGAATAAATGTTTGTGCCATTCCACCCGTTTTACCGTTCTTAGAACCCTGTTGAAACCATACTACAATCGGAGTCCCGTCGATTAAACTTGGACCCCTATAAATGGTGTAAGTCTTTCCTACGCTTGCCATGTCCCGACTCCTTATACCGTATTGATATTTATTGCGACAACATCGTGCCCGTTTTTACGCATAAACTTAACACAAAACTGGGCGTTCTCTAACGTCATAGGCTTAAATTCAGCGCATGGTACGAATGCCAAATCTGAACCTGTAGGACGTTTGGCGATGCCGTAATTCACTTGATACATGGTAGACTCCATTAGTTGATTAAAAGTGTAGTAAAATGAGGGCGAAACTTGCCGCCCCCTAATTACTAGACTCTAGCCCATACGTTCGCGGTTTATATAGTAATGGCGCGATAGTTTGCCGCCAGATGTTACAGTCGTATAGGTATTGTTTCGCGTTACATCTGGCTCAATGTCATCCATGATTTTGCAAGAGTAGGTAGCCGCCTCAACAGCCTTTTTGTGCGATGTGAAG